TGTTACAGTTTGATTACAATGGTGTAACAGATAAAAGAAAAGCACCCGAAGGTGCTTTCCTGCTATTTTTGGTAACAAGGTATAACTACCCCGTAGCGATCATGCCGCTAATGCAAAGTTTCCTTCTGCGTTTAGTTTAGTCGGTCTATTCGCGACCATCCGGTTAACTCCACTTCACTTTCACACCTGTCGATCCTTGTTCTGCCCCGGCAAAAATACTCTTATGGTAAAAGCATTTTTGGTGGAGCAGCCGGGTACTGCCCCCGGGTCCAGCTTGTGTCCACGTTGCTTCAACGCTAACAGTTTATTTATAACACACTTAGGCCTAATAAGTCAAGCTCTAATTCCTTCTCTGCTTGATCTTTTTTGCCTTTTGGTCGAATAGGTTCTAACCATGTGTCTGCAATATAAGCACGAGGTGAAGGACCTAGCTGTATGCTTAGATCTTCTGCTTCAATCCACCAGTGGTGGTCACTAACAATTGCTTGTGCTACAATACCTCTGTAATCAAATTGCTCGCCTTGATTAAACTTGCCAATATATTCAACTACTTTAACAATACGACCAATGTTCTCTTGATTTAGAGAAAACTTGATTACTGCGGTATCGCCTTGTTTACACTTCATTACATTGCATTCTTTTTGTCTTGGATTTCTTTTCTGCGTTCTTTGGTTAGTTTACCTAGATCGCCTAGTGCTTTGCGAGCTCTTGCAGCCGCTGCCTTAACACCTTTCTCATCAAAAGCCTGTGCTTCTGCTAGATAGTTATTAAATGCCTGTACGATTTGATCATGATTTGTCATTGCCTTTTCTCCTTTATTAAATTAATTAACCTCTTACTGGACGGTATATTCCTGATATTCGTCCGTTAGATTGTGTCCAGCCTCCGGGCCAACTATTAGTAATTGTGCCTCCGGATGGGTTGTTGTTAGTAGCACTTGCTTTATCGCTTTGGTTACCGCCTACAAATGTATATACTCCTGGACTAGGTACAGTGTATATAAAATTGACATGGCTATAATTCCAAACTACAATATCGCCTGGCTGTCCAGAATCTAAAGGAACAGGAACTCCGCCATACACACTTGTTTTATCTCTAAAGTCATATGCTCTAGCACTTTGCATATACTTGTATCCTGTTTTCTTTAATACCCAGTTAGCAAATCCTGCACACCAAGGAGTACTATCTGTTTGCCAGTATGCAGTGTTTGGAAAACCTAACTCTCTCCATATTCTAAGAATATTAGGATTTGATCCGTTTTCATCCCACTGCTGATTGTTTGCTTCAGCAAGCACTTGACTTAGAAATGCAGGAACTTGGTCAGCGCCTGCTGTTGAATCTGCTACTCTTCTATCAACTAAAGGAGTGTCAGTGCCTAAGTCGTCAACACCAGCTGCTGGCGCACCTTCGTATACTTGCGGAACTTGTCCTTCATAGGATTGTCCGTTAGATTGTGTGCCGCCTGAAGAACCTACGTCTGGAGGATTGTTAACAGCTTCGTCAATTTGACTAGCTACTGCTGCCTCTTGTTCTGGTGTAAGAACTACTGGCGGAACAATGCCTTCAGCTATCCAAACATTACCACTACCTGTAGCAGGTTCAGCACAAATCGAAGCAGTATCACCTGCAACACACACAAGTTTCCCACCAATATAAACATTAGTATTAATGCCAGCTGGAAGTGTTTGTGCTATGTGTGGAGCCGGTCCGTGAGCTGCAACGCCGTCGTTGTCAACAATAACAAGTTCACTGTTTGCGTAAACAGTAGTTTGGCTTGGAATTAGATCGCCGCCAGCTGTATCATTGTCGCGACTGATGCCTGGCATTACATCACAATTCCTGTTGTCTGTGAAGTGTATTGCTTTGCAATTTCATCTTCAGTTTTTACAACACAACTTACTGCCGTTGCTTGCATACTAAATTTTGCATCAGGCGAAACCGAAAACATAAAAGGTGCTAGGCCAAGTCCTTCTTGCTGTGCAATTAGTACCATAGGCTTGTGCAGTTTAAATGCTTTATCAGTTTCTTCTTCTAGGCGAGCAATAATTTCTTCGCCTGAGTTTAGTTTTAGTGAAATTGTATCGCCGTTTTTGTATGGTGTTTCAATTAACATTATAGTGTGTGTCCTGTTCCGTTAAAACCTGTTTCTTCGCAATACCTTAGTAACTGATCGTAGCCGCCAATTACATCACCATTGATAATGATCTGTGGCACTGTTCTAGCATTAGGTACTGCTTCTAATAGTTGTTCTTTAGACCAACCGTCGCCTAGTTTGCGCACTTCATAAGTTAAATGAAGTGTGTTTAATTTTTGCTTTGCTCTTTCACAGTATGGACAATTATCTTTTGTCCATACAATTATGTGTGCGCTCATAAACTGAATCCTTTAAGTGAATCTTTATTAACATCTTGTTTAATGCCACCAATAACATAACTTTCAACTTCTGTTTCTTGTGGAGCAACTTGCAAGCCTGAACTACTTAACCAATGCGTAGTCCAAGGTAGTGGGTTAGTATTTTGTGGCTGATCAAAGATTGCATTCATGCCTAGTGCTTTTAGACGACGGTTAGCAATATACTCTACATACTGATGTAGAAGTGTTGCGTTAAGACCAATCATACTACCGTCTTTAAACAAGTAGTTTGCCCAGTCCTTTTCTTCTGCAACACAAGTACGCCACAGTTCGTATACTTCTTCTTCGCACTCTTTAGCAATCTGTACCATTTCTGGATCGTCTTTGCCTTGTGCCCACAGTTTAAGAATGTGTGTGCTTAGTGCTAGATGCTGTGCTTCGTCACGAGCAATAAGTGAAATAATCTTTGCAGATCCTTCCATTAGTTTTAATTCGCCAAATCCAAATGTACATGCAAACGACACATAGAAACGAAGTCCTTCTAGAATGTTTACTGTGTGCATTGCTAGATATAGTTTCTTCTTAACATCGTGCATGTTGCCTTCGCCACGATGCATAAACGCATCAGCGGCTTCATTAAACGCATCATAATGTTTAGTTACACTAATAGCACGTTCAATAATCTTTTCGTCGTCTAGGATAGTATCGAACACTTCTGTTGGATCTGCATACACGTTTTTCATAATGTGTGTATACGAACGACTATGGATAGTTTCAAAGAAGTCCCATGTTACAATGCAACCTTCTAGCTCTGGTAAACTTACGTGTGGAAGGAACGCAAGACAAGGGCCGCGTCCTTGTACACTATCTAGTAGAGTCTGGTACTTTAGGTTAGCAGTAAAGATGTGCTTCTGCTCGGGACGGAAGTTCTGATAGTCTGCACGATCCTTTTGCAAACTTACTTCTTCTGGACGCCAGAAATAACCTAGCATCGTTTGATTTAATTTATCAAACACAGGAAACTTAAACGTATCGTAACGCTGTGTGTTTTGATCTGCTCCAAAAAACATGTTCTGTTTTGTGAAGTCTACTTTTTCTTTATTGAATACTGTCTTTGACATTTCACTTCCTCTGTTATTCTATAATACTATACACTATACGCAAGTGCGTGTCAACCATTTAGATCGCGCAAGCCTCGCACATTTCGTCATCCGATACTGGCGGTATGTTACCATTAATTTCTAAAGGCTTTTCTTCCTTTTCTTCAATTTCACTTGGATCAGTTTTGTAATCGTAAGTATTTTGATAGTAACTAGTCTTCCAACCATATTTGTATGTATTCAATAGATCCTGTAGCATCACTGACATTGGAACTTCATTGTCAGGGAAGTGTGTTGGATTGTAACTCCAGTTTCCGCTAATCGCTTGGTCAAAGAACTTTTGCATTACTGCTACAACTTTGATATAACCTTCGTTGCTAGGCATGTCCCACAGCAAGGTGTAGTGTTGCTTAAGGCTTTGATATTGTGGTACAATCTGTTTAAGGGGTCCTTTTTTGCTTTTCTTAACGGACAGGTATCCTCTAGGTGGCTCGATACCGTTTGTTGCGTTTGACACAACGCTTGAGCTCTCCGATGGCATTTGTGCGGACAGTGTCGAGTGTCGTAACCCGTGTTCTTTAATGTCAGCACGTAGGCTATCCCAATCATAGTTTAAGTTGTTCTCCACAATTGTATCTACATCCTTCTTGTAAGTATCAATTGGAAGGATGCCGTCTGCGTATTTAGTACGGTTAAAGTACTCACATGCACCGCGCTCTTTAGCAAGTGTGTTGCTTGCTTTTAACAAGTAGTACTGGAACGCTTCTGATAGATCATGTACTAGTTTCCATGCTTGTGAATCACCGTATTGTACTTTGTTGCGAGCAAGATAATGTGCTAGACCAATGTAACCTACACCTAGTGAACGACGAGCTTTAGTTGATTTCTCAGCAGCATGAATTGGGTAACGCTGATAATCAATGATTTCTTCTAGCGCACGAACAGCAAGGTCACAAAGCTCTTCTAGATCGTTTAGGTCTTTAATAATACCTACGTTAATAGCACTTAGAATACATAGTGCAATTTCACCTTCTGGATCATCGATATGATTCAAAGGTTTAGTAGGCAGTGTAATCTCTTGGCACAAGTTGCTCATGTATACAGTATCTTTAAATGAACTGTGTGTATTTGCATGGTCAACGTTCATAATGTACATACGTCCTGTTTCTGCACGTTCTTTGATCAGTGCTGAAAACAGTTCCATTGCACTAATTTTCTTTTTCTTAATGCTTGTGGCACGCTCATACTTTTCGTATAGTTCTTTAAACTTATCTTGATCTGCATAGAACGCTTCGTAAAGACCTGGAACATCGTGTGGCGAGAAAAGAGTAATTTCTCCGTCAGTTAACAGTCTTTCATACATTAATTTGTTTAGCTGTATTGAATAGTCTAGCTTGCGTACACGGTTATCTTCTGTGCCTTTGTTGTTCTTTAGCACAAGGATGTCTTCAATCTCTTGATGCCAAAACGGGAAGTGGACAGTTGCACTACCACCACGTACACCGTTTTGTGTACAACATCTTACGGTAGATTCAAACTTCTTGAGGAACGGGATGATTCCTGTGTGGGCAACTTCTCCTCCTCGGATCTTACTGTTAACCCCACGAATTCTTCCGCTGTTGATACCAATACCTGCTCGTTGCGCTGTATAACGTCCAATAGCCATGTCACTAGCGAAGATGCTGTCAAGTGTATCATCGCTATCAACAAGAACACAACTAGCAAACTGACGTATAGGGGTGCGAACACCAGCCATAACGGGTGTAGGTATGTTGATTTTAAATAGTGAGGTCGCATCGTAGTATCTCCTTACGTAATGCATACGAGTTTCTTTTGGATAGTTGTGAAACAGTGTTGCCGCAATCATCATGTACATGTATTGTGGAGTTTCAAAAATCTCACCGCTTGAACGATCCTGTACAAGGTACTTGTCGACTACTTGACGCATGCCTGCATAGGTAAAGTTCTCGTCACGTTTGTGATGCATATAACTATCCATGCGAGCAAATTCGTCTTCAGTATAATAATCAAGAATAGCAGAGTCGTACAAACCTCGGTCTATGTTTAATTTAATAATATCAATAAATGGCATCGCATCAAACTGTCCGAAAACTTCTTTGTACAAGTTATAAGTTAGCAGACGTGCTGCGGCATATTGATAGTTAGGAGACTCAAGACTAATAAGATCGTTTGCTGAGCGGACTAATACTTCTTGAATCTCCTTAGTACTCATACCATCATAAAACTGTAAATTAGCGTTCATTTCAATTTGACTTGCACTTACTCCTGCTAGTCCTTCGCAGGCATGCATAACTACTTTGTGAATCTTATCGATGTTGATTGATTCGGTAGTTCCATTTCGTTTTACGATGTGAATACCGTTTGACATTTAATTCTCTCCTATCTGTGATTAGTGTGGTATTTAGTGTAGTGCTGGCATAGCGTGTGTCATTTGAGGCTGACAATTTTTAGGCATTTCAAAATAATCAATGTCCTTGTAGTTGTCAAACCCAATTACTATTTTGCCAACCGACAACAAATAATAGTGGTTGCTTTTCTCTCTATCTATAAAGATATGTATCTCAAATTCTTCCTGGGAAAAACGTTCAGTTAACTGGAGAGAGTAACAAATGCCTAACAATTTTGTAAAGGCGCAGTATTGGTTTTCGTTAATGAGCTCCCAAGGATTTGGCCACATCTCGGGAGTAAAAGGATCCGTACACATAGAATCATTAGGCATACTATTGTACGTATCAATTGCTAGTTGTATAGGATCAGAAGACGACTCTAAATCATCTCTAAAGTCATGCCAAATTTTTAATCGGTCTTCATAAACTTTGTTATAAAACATATAAACCTGTTGTTATGATCTAGACGATATACGATATGTTAGTTCACCTTGGTCTAATGGGTTTTGTTGTCTTACTTGAACTGTATAAGAGTTGCCGTATTGAACAAGTCCTGCAGAAAACTCTAGACTTTCTTCGTAGGTATCATTACCAACGTAGTCGTATTCATCTGATAGTGTTACACTGTTATTCTCTCGGTTAATTACTACTGTTATTGTGCCAGAGCGTGTAAAGAATCTGTTTTCTACAGTTGTTTTGTACACATATTCAACATGGTACTTCTTAGTTGCTTCTGCAGGAAGCCTAAATAGAACGTTTGGTACTGATGATCCATCTACTTCAACAGTCTCAGTATAACCATAGTCTACAAAGGCAGGACCTTCTACGTCTGGTACATATGGTTCAGAAATTATAAACTCCTGATTCACACTTAAATTATACGTTCTATCAAAGTGATCGTCAAGTGAAATATTACCAGTCTGACCAAACTTTATGATTGGATAGGTTGCGCCGGATGCATCGCCGCCGTTGTTACCTACACTGTTGCCAAACTTGTTTTGGCTTGTAAGGTTTCGAGTTCCCTCTGCAATAATGATACCGTGCTCATCAATATCTTCAAAATAACAACCTTTAATTGTGTTGTCTTTTGCACCGTTTTGTCCTAGTGTTTGATTTACACCAATTTCAATGCCTGCAACCATTCTATCAAATGTACATGCTTCGATGTCATTGTGGTGTATTGAATGATTGCTTTGAATGCCGCAGCCAATACCTACAAATTCACAATCAACGATTCTGTTGAATTGTGACTGTACTGCATCGCTCTTGCTTCTAATTACTAGTCCTACGTCTTCTGCTGCGCCTGTTAGTCTTGGACCAATAAATTTAACATCAGTGACTCTACTGTCTCTTGTGCTGTTTAAGACTAGCATGTTTGTTAGACTAGATGTAGCAGTAGCACGAATAGTAAATCCAGATAAATTAATACCTCTTGCAGAGTCTGCAAATGTTAGTGTAGGATCTTGTCTTGGAATTGTAGTAGCCAGAACACCTGTGTATACAGTGTTGCTTGAAATAGTTTCAAACACATTGAAGCCACCTGTTGTTTCAAATACAGTCTTGTCTCTTCCTGCGCCTACTAGTGTAGTATAAGGAGGAATGTATATTGTACTTGAAATAGTGTAAACACCCGGTTCTACATGTAGAACTACACGACTCTGAGGATTTGCAAAGTTAGTTTGATTTAGATATAGCTCGTATAGTGCCTTTTGTAGCTGTAGAGTAACATCTGTACCGTCGCCCGGTGCGCCAAATGCTCTTACACTTACAATGTCATCTAGTCTTGCTTGCAAGTTTCTTCTTACGCGAGCAATTTCACCTGTTTCGATAAAGTTTTCTCTATACTCGTAAGTTTCTGCAAGATCAAAGAAATTGTCGTGCTCAGTAATAATTTTAGTGTTACCTACTGCTGGTGCACCTTCTACTACTGAACCATTACCAATGTATAATGATTGTGAATCTACTGCCCATCCAAACTCGCCTGAGGCAAGTTGTGGTAGGCCTGAGCCAGATAACTCTCTGCCTCTTCTTATTTGTATCCTTGAGATTTGAACTACAGCCACGTGTTTCTCCTAACTTTGTTAGTAGTATTTATCCG